AACGCGGATCGAGATCACCACGGCGCCCGTGGCGCAGCTCAACAAGCTGACGACGCTTATCCCAGATCCAATCACGGGCTCCGGTTCGTCTCCAATCTTTGGTTCGTCCGGTGGCACGATCACCCTCGCGACCAATCCCGACAGCGCTTATTCCATTAGCGGCACGACGCTTTCGTGGACCTCGGCGGCTGTCGGAAAGACCGAGCGGCCGGTGCTGGTCGAGACGCTTAGCCAGTCCTTGCCGATCGTGCGCTCGTCCGATCTTGGTGGGTATAAAGCCCCACTTGGGGGCGGTGGTGTTGCGCCGGTCCTGCCGGCCTTCGCCTTTGAGGCAGAGACGCAGGCCGTCTTCGATAACATGACCGCGAAGGGTGCTACGCTCACCTACCAGCGCAAATATTCGATGAACCAGTTCGTCAAAAAGATGAAAGCGGCGGGCATCTGGTCGGCAGCGATCCAGATTGCACCCTATCATACGGGCGTTGCGGCGCAGGATCAGACCAACTGGAAGACGCCGGGCACATATGACCCGGTGTTCGTCGGCTCGCCTGCATTCTATAGCATCAACGGCGCAAACAGCGGCGTGAACAGCTACCTCGGGACAGCCAGCGCCTACATTGACCTCAAAGTGCCTATGTCTGTCATCCCGCGCGACAATCATTCGATTTACACTTGGCTCGGCACGACCACGACGGGTAGCAATAACGACATTGGTGCGATCGATGCATCCAGTAACGGGTTCGCCATCAACGGCGGCGGGGCGGGTACGGCAACCTTCCGTAGTTCAGGCCCGTCGTTTACATCGACAGACACGGCCATGTGGACCAGTTCGGGCATGTACGGCTTCGCCCGCTCCGGCTCTACGACGACGAACAAGACGCGCAACGTGTCCCGCGTAGGAACGGCCGACGCGACAGCCTCGGTTGATTTGACCTCCTCGTCGCTCACGCTTCACGCGCTGGGCATGAATAATAACGGGACGCATCTCGCCCCCGTTCGACGGGGATCGGCCAGTTTCATCTTCAACCGCGCGCTTACCCCTGCCGAAGAAATGGTGCTGCACGACGCCTACCGCACCATGTGGATGAGCGTCACGTATGGCGAGTTCGAGACTTACGATCCGGGCTTCGCCCCGCAGGCGAACACCTACGATGTGATCGTATACGGCGCGACTGCGGCGGGCTTCGCTCACGCTGTAGAGGCGAAGGCGCGCGGTATGTCCGTCGCGATCGTCGGAAGCTGGCGAGAGCGTAGCACGACTGGTCTGGGCGGCATGTCGGCGGCGGGCGGGCTTGGTTCCGTCGATTGGGACACGAACAGCGCTATCGGCGGGCTTGCCTACGACTGGGTGAGAGGGGCCACGGAGGCATCGGGTAACACCTGGGGCGCGAGCCGTCCCATGATGCGGTGCGACGTGTTCCTGCGCCAGCTTCGTGCTGCGATGGATGTTGCGCGCGGTGGATCATCGGTCCCAATCTTCTTCAGCACCGGCATTGCTTCGGTGGCTAAGCCGGGCACGAAGATCACCAGCTTTACGACCAAAGACGGGCGGACGTTCACTGGCCGCTACTTCCACGACGCCACCTATTCGGTCGAGCTGGCGGTTGCTGCGAATCTTTCTACCGCGATCGGGCGGGATGCCGCCAATGCGGTAGTGCCTGCGCTCGCGAACCCAGCGAACGACTTGGAAAAGGTGAACGGTGGATATCGCGGGCCAAGCGCTACGCAGCCCGCCACGGTCATTGATCCGTACGTTACCCCCGGCGTCCCGGCATCGGGCCTCTTGTTCGGTGTGGACGCCGCACCGCCCAATCTGTCCGTTGGCGATGCGGATTTCGATACGTGCCAAGCGATGAACTTCCGTGTAACGATGACAAAAAATGCGTACAATGGGCTTAAGCTGTTCCAGCCGGCCGGGTACGACGTAACGAAGTATGAACTAATCGCACGGGCGTTTACGTCTGGTGAAATTACCGCCTTCGATAGCAATGCCGGCGCGTCAAAGGGTATTTTCGCGCTGAACGATCTCGGCGGTAATACATTTGACTTCAACAACTCCAACTTTGCATCGCTCGATTACTACAACAATCGTGCCAGCAAGCGGTACTACGACGCAATTCTTGCCAAGGATTACGTTGCGGCCGAGGCGGTTGTACAAGAGCATGTCGAATGGTCGTTGGGCCTAATTTGGTTCGTTGCGACCGATCCGCGCGTACCGAGCGGCGTACGCTCCACCATGAATACGTATTTCTACCCCTGCGATCATTACTACGACAAGCAGGGCGAAACGAGCGCGCTGCGCTTGGCGGCGTATCTGCCGCATACGCTGTACGAGCGCGAGGGGGGCCGTATCGTCGGAGATGCGAAGCTTAACGCAAACGACATTGGCGAGTTGTATGGCGACGGCACAACCCCGCGTATCTCGCTCAATACTGGCGCAGTCGCCAGCTACACGATGGATCGCCACCTATCGCGGCGGTTTGCCGATCCTGTCTCGGGTGGCGTAAAGAACGAGGGTGGCTTGCGCGTTAACGGACTAGGAGCCAACGGGTATACGCCGCTGCCGATCGAAATCACGCTGCCGAAAGCAGCGGAGTGCGGTAATATGTCCGCATCGTTTGCCGTATCCGCGTCCAGTCTCGCGTTCGGCGCGACCCGGATGGAGATGACGGCCATTCAGTACGGGCAGTCTCTAGCCGATCTGACTTACGTGCAGGCGGCCAATGGGGATGCGCCCTTGCAGTCGTTCAATCCGGCCGCTTTCCGCGCGGCCGCTCTCGCTCCGGCGAAGGGGACAACTGTTGCGCCGTTCCTGCCCCAGGCGAACTAGCGAGGCGGCGTCGGTCGACGGATAAGCCCGATAAGGGTGCCATTGACTTGGCATACCGTGACGGTCAGATGCTGCCGGGCTAAGAATGGGGCGCTTTACGATGGATCGTCGGCAGGTGATTGCGCGGCAGCAAAAGCTGCTGTTAGACGAAGTGCGCAAGCTTTGCGGTAGCGGCGAGCCTTACGCGCTCGTGGATTGGCCAAACTACGCTAATCCGGGCGATAGCGCGATCTGGTTGGGCGCGGTCAAGGTCATGAAAAACGCTACCGGCCGAGACCCGAGCTACGTCTGCGCCTCTGATCACTACGATCCGGAAGACCTAAAGAAGAATTGTCCCAATGGTCCGATTGTTATTATCGGCGGTGGGCAGTTTGGCGATGTGTGGGAAGGTCACCAGCTGTTCCGTTTGAACTTGATGCGTGATTTCCCTGGGCGCCGGATCATCCAGTTACCACAGTCGATTAAGTTTCACAGCATGGACAAAGCGGCCGCGACGCGCGACGCAATTGTGAATCACGGCAACTTCCATGTACTCGTCCGAGACACCGCTTCGAAGGCGTTCTGTGACCAGCATCTCGGCACCACGGCCATCCTGGCGCCGGACTGCGCCTTCAGCATCGGCCCGATCGACGTGCCGCCGGCCAAGCCCGGTCGGTTCGTGTTTCTGCGCCGCCTCGACAAAGAAGCCGGGACCACAGACTACGCCGATCTGCTGGCCGCCAATCCGATCACGGACGACTGGATCTTACCGAGCAAGACCATCCCGGCGGGCGTGAAGCTCAGCGCCCGGATCAAAGCCATGATTGGCGGCGGATCCAACGCTCAGGCCCGGCGATTCATCAAGTATAATATCTACGCGCAGTGGCGTTTGGATCAGGGTATCAAGTTTCTGCAGAGTGGCGTCGCTGTGTTCACAGACCGTCTGCACGGCATGATCGTCAGCACATTGATAGATCGCCCAGTAGTGGTGTTCGATAACAACAACGGCAAGGTTGCAGGCTACTACAAGGCCTGGCTGTCCGACCTGAAGACTGCGCGGATCGTTCAAACTGGTAAGGAAGCGATGAGTGCCGTTGCCGAAGTTCGAACGGCTGCCTAACCAATGAAAATCTACCTGACGGTGGTGCTGCCCGGTCAGTCCGAAACACAGTACTCTCTGACTATCGAAACACCGATCGTTCCCCGTGTTGGTGAGTACGTATCTGTGCTTCGCAAGATGCTGGACGGCGCGACTGAAGACGACATCGGCACCGAGGATTTCCTAGTTAAGCGGGTGTGGTGGCACTACGACTATGTGGATGCCGGCCACGCGATTTACGAGGACGGCGAGGAGCCGATCGGAACAATTGCGGGTGTGTCGATTCAATGCGAGATGGTTGTGAGCCAATTCTCATCGAAGGCGCATGCGACTGGGGCTGGCAAGCGGGCTCGCAAGATCATCTAACTAAGCGGCGGGGGGAATAATGAAAACGGCGAAGTATCTGGGCCTGCTTGCATGGTTCCCCTTCTTGCTCAACGCGCAAGCTGCTCAAGCAACAACAACCACGATTTATGCCTCTGGCGCGGGATGGACGTTTTTCGTTTCTAACGGCGGCGAAGACGGAAACCAAAAACTAGATCAAGTTTCCAATTATTTTGCCAATGTGTTTGAGCGTAACTGGTTTCACTTCGTCCTGCCCGAGGGGGAGTTCGCTTCCGCTGCCATCTCCATTTGGAGCCCGTTGGGTAACGAGGCGCAGCCGTCCGCATCTGGAATTACTTACGATTTGCATTTAGCAAACGACATCACGTTTGATGGTTTGGGGGATGGGCCGGTTCTAGCCACGGCGCTCGTGAATGACATCAACGGCAAAGCCGGTTCATATATCAATCTTGATCTCAGTGGCGCTGACTCATTGTCCGCTCTTAACAGCCACTCTGGTCAATCGATCCTGTTTGGCGGTTCCGTCTCTCAATACGGGGGAAGCGTTTTCGGCTTTAGCGGGGATGAGCATATTCCATACCTGACGTTGACGACCAGATCTGCCGTTCCGGAGCCCGCAACCTGGGCGATGTTCATCGGTGGTTTCGGCTTGATCGGTGGGGCCATGCGTCGCCGCCAGCGGGTATCTGTTCGCTTCGCATGAGCATACAGAGTTGGGGCGGGCATTAGGTTCCCGCCCGGCATGGCGGCGGCAACTAGCGTGACGGCGGTAACAGCCCGGCTCGCCATCTGCAGATAAGGAGCAATGGCCTACACCGCCCCCACCCCGGCCAATCTCAAGCTGCGCTACCCGGACTTCGCCGCGATAGCTGACGCCGTGATCCAGTATTGGATCGACGATAGCACACGCGGCGTGGACGAAAGCTGGATCGAGGCCGACTACCAGCCCGCCCGGCTTGCGCTAGCCGCGCACAACATGTCCCGCAACGGCATCGGCTCGGGCAGCAATGCGCAGATCCCGGCCGGTGTGACGAACTTTCGCTCTGGCAGCTTTGCAGTGAGTTTCACGGATAGCGCAGCCGCCCAGCAGGCGGCGGGTGGGTATGCGTCCACGCGCTACGGCCAAGAATATCTTGAGATGCTGGCGCGCAACAAAGGCGGCCCCCGCGTCATGGGCGGCGGCGCCATCGCCTGCAATTCGGGCTTCAACGGCTATGCGGGTGCGCTCCCGCCCTACATCTGATGGACATCGCCGCCATGTTCGCCGGGATCGCTACCGGCATATCGGCCGCATTTGGAGGCCCATACGTCCCCGGCGCCGTGCTGGACGTGACAGGCGCGGTCTATGACGATGGCGGCTCGATCACCACCCCGGGCACCCTCACCTCCCGCGCCTGCCAAGTGCAGATCGACGTTGCCACCGAGGCCATGCGCCAGTCGGAGGGCTATGCGGATGGCGATGCGCGCTTCTACATCCTCGCCGCCACGCTGACGGGCTCGCTGGATACGGACGCACGCGTAGAGGTGCTGGCCGGCCCCAACGCTGGCGAATGGCTGGTTAGCTCGATCGAGCGTGATCCGATGGGCGCCTATTATGCGGGGCGTGGGCGGCGTGCCTAACGACCCTGGAAAGGCGGCTGCGGCGCGGCTGCGCAAGATGGCTGGGCCTGAGATGGTGCGGCAGGTCGGCGCTGCGCTGAAGGCTGGTGCTGGGATTATCGAGGTAGAAGCGGCAATCTCCATCACGAATGGTGCCACGAGCGGCAAGGGACACGTCGTCAGCGCGCCCGGCCAGCCGCCAAACGCCGACACGCACGACCTGGACCGCTCCATCACATCGGCGCTGGTCGAACCGCTTAAGGCCGAAGTCGTCGCTTCCTCCCGCCACGCCAAGCCGCTCGAATATGGGACGAGCAAGATGGCCGCCCGCCCGTTCTTCAAGCCTGCTGCTGAGAAGCATCGCCAGGAGGTTCGCGACTTGATCGGCCGCGCCCTGAATAAGATCGTCAAGGGCGGGAGTGTCGTTCCCTGATGGCGATCGACAGCACCATAGCAATCCGGCGCGGAATGCTCGCCATAGCCAAGGCAGACGCGGCGCTCGTCGCAATCGTGCCGGCCGCGCGGATCTATCCGCAGACAACGCCTGCCCTGCCCGCCTTCCCGTTCATCCGCGCGGGCGCGCTCTCCGTCATTCCGGTTCGTGGCGCCTGCCTAGATGGCGGCAATTGGATCTTCGCCATGCACGCCTTCGCCAAGGACAGGCAGGTGTCAGGGCAAATCGTGGAGACGGCGGAGGATTATGCCGGGCGGATCGGCGCCGCCCTTGCCGCCGCGCTTGATCGTCATGTGATCGAGCTATCCGCCGGCCGCGCCACAATCCGCTGGGATGGCTCGCAACTGCTCATGGATCCAGATGAGGGCGGGTGCTTTCACGCCGTCGTCAACTTTCGGGTGCGCGCGATCACCGGTTGAGCTACCATCGCCGTGTGAGTGAACAATCGATCGATGCGGAATTCATGCAGGCCGTTTTGGTAGAGATGGTCAGGCAGGGCATTGTCCCCGTCGATGTAATCGAAGCCGTGGGGCAGAAGTTCGATACCGAAGCTCGTTATTACGAGGGTAACTCCAGGCAGGCGCGCTACGAAAGCCTGAGTAGCATCGCCCTTGAAGTGCAGCTACAGGCGGCTGCTCCATCTGCGACCGACTTCCGCGCAGAGCAGCGCCGCAAGCAGATCCGTGTCGTTCCCACTGACGGCGGTAACGAGCCCTAACCCATCTCCATAGCGTGCGCCCCAAACAGGAGCGCCGCCCATGTCCGTCCCAACGGAAGCCGATTTCGCCATTGTCCGCGCCAAGGTTGGCAGTGGCTCAACGTATGACCCGATCTGCGGCATCGAAAACGTCTCGATCAACAAGACGGTCAATGCGAACGATAGCTATCGCCGCGACTGCGCCAAGCCTGGCATTCCGGGCGCTCGCAAGAATAAGGTGACGGGCAAGTCGCTCACGATTTCGGCAAGCGGCGGTTCGAATGTCGATAACATCGTGCAGTTCGAAAGCCTGCTGGGCATCGCCCACGATTACCAAGTTGAGCTGCGCAACCAGGATGGCTCTGACACGGGCGTCCTGCTCGGCACCTATACCGGCCGGTTCATGATGATGTCCGACAACATGGCGACCAGCTCGGGCGGCGATAGCAGCGGCGAAATCACGCTGAACAATGAAGGTCCGTGGACCTATGCGGACGCCGCGTGAGCCTAGAGCCGCGCATTGATCTGGACTTCGCGGACGGAGAGTACACGTTCGCATTGCTCCTGCCCCAGCTAGTCGAGCTGGAGGACCGCTGCGCCTTTGTGGGAGCGGACGGAGCCAAGCGGCGCAAGGGGGTCATCGCGATCTACAGCGACCTTCTGGCAGGCCTTACGGTTGAAGACGGCCAGATCGTCGCTATCCCGCACCTCGGGCGCGCATCTGGGTATGAGTGCCGTGAGGTTGTCCGCTTGGGCCTAATCGGCGGCGGTGTCGGCAGCACCAAAGCAACAGATCTAGTCGAGCGCTATATTGACACAGCGCCACTAATCCGGCGCTGGACGATGGCGGCGGCGATCCTTCGCGCTGCCGTGGAGGGCTACGAACCAAAAAAAGCCGTGCCGGCGGCGGCCGGCGGATCGAATCGGAAGACGCGATCGACGCGGGCGAGGTCATCGTCAACTGCCGGCTGATGGGCGCTATGGATTGGCGATCGGTCGGATGGGTCGAATATCAAACGGCGCTTCAAGGCTGGAACATCCGCCATAGCGACGATGCGGACAAGCCTGAGCCCCGGCCGGGGGGCGGCGAGCGCATGAGGCGCGCAATGCAGGCTTTGAAGGAGGCGCAACCCCATGGCCACTGCTGATAGTGTCGTCGTCGAGCTGGTTGCCGATGTGGCCGGCTACCAGAGCAAGATCACGGCTGCTGGGAATGCCACCGGCACCGCAATGCGCACGATTGAGGCATCCGCCGGGAGAGCCGAGGCTGCCGTCACGCGATCGACGCGAGCTGTTGTTGTCTCGTCAGGGCAAGCCGCAAATGCCACGCGGAACTTGGGGCGACAGGTTTCGGATATCGGCACCCAGCTCGCGGGTGGGCAGTCCCCTTTTCTGATCATCGCCCAACAGGCGCCGCAGGTGGCAGATGCTCTCGCGGACACT